ATTTGAATGTATCTGTCTTCGCCCTCTTTGTATTTTATTTTTATTAGATTCTGTATATATTCACGATTGAGATACTCCTTGTCATTTATAAATTCAAAAAAAGTCATACCCTTTTTACTTACCGTTTCTAACCGTTCTACAAATGTAAAATAATCCACAAATTTATTACCAATCCGGGATTCGTTTGTGATTTGTTTCAAGTCCATGTTCTTTAATTTTTCATAATCTTGGATTGCCTCCTCTTCTGTAATGTTTTTAATCCTTCTTGCAATGTCTTCTTTATCTAAATTACCACCTGTTTGTTTGATTGCGAGTTGTCTGTTTTTCTTGGTCTGTCGTCTCCTTGGAAATAAACGACCAAGATTAATGTTTGAAACTGTTATTAGCCAATTAAATGCATCGTCCATTATCATTTAATTATCGATTTCACATGCATTATTATTATTAAAAATGACTTTATGCAAAGAATGTTCAAAAAAAGCAACCTTCAATTTTAAGGGACTAAAAGCAATTTTTTGTGTTGCACACAAAGATGCTGGTATGGTTGATGTATGTAATAAAAAATGTGCTTGTGGGACACAACCAAGTTGGAATTTCAAAGGGTTTAAAGCACTTTATTGCGGCGCATGTAAAACAGATGGTATGATAGAACCGAACCGTAAAATGTGTGCATGCGGTTTAGTTCGTCCGACATTTAATTTTCAGGGACTAAAACCAGAATTTTGTAGTGCATGCAAATCAGACGGGATGGTCAACGTTATTGATGAAAGGTGCTTTTGTAAAAAAACAACCAGACCAAATTTCAATTACGTCGGATTGAAAGGAGAGTATTGTTTTAAGTGCAAACTTCCTGATATGGAGAGTGTTCGTGTGAAAAAATGCGAATGTGGGAAATCAAAACCGAACTTCAATATAGTTGGTAAAACACCTCGTTTTTGTAGTCAATGCAAAACTGACGATATGATTGATATATCTCACACAAAATGCATTGTGTGCAACAAAATCCAACCTACATTTAATTACATTGGATTTACAACTCCAACACATTGTTCGAAATGTAAATTATCAACAATGGTTGATATAAAACACGAATTGTGCAGATGTGGGATGGCGCAGCCAACATATAATTTTCAGGGACTAAAACCAGAATTTTGCACAGCATGTAAAACTGGTGATATGATGGATGTCCGACACACATTGTGCAAAACTCATTTATGCGAGACAAGAGTTACTAAAAAATATGACGGTTATTGTGTTCGATGTTTTGTATATATGTTTCCCGAAATTCCTGTATCACGTAATTATAAAACGAAAGAGTTTGCAGTCGCCGAATATATTAAGGAACAATTCCCACATATAACTTGTATTTTTGATAAACATATTATTAATGGGTGTTCTCTCCGAAGACCGGATGCGGTTCTTGATTTAGGGTATCAAGTAATAATTGTCGAAATTGACGAAAATCAACACACTACATATGATTGCGCTTGTGAAAATAAACGGATTATGCAATTATCTCAAGATGTTGGTCATAGACCAGTCATATTTATTCGATTTAACCCAGACGGTTATAATGTAGGCGAAAAAAGAATAACTTCTTGTTGGGGAGTCAATATGCATGGAATTACCATTATTAAAAAAACGCAACAGAAAGAATGGTCAAAACGTCTATCCGTTCTTGCAGACCAAATCACATATTGGGCGCAACCTGAAAACATTACAAATAAAACTGTAGAAATAATACAATTATATTATGACGATTTTGAATAAATTTAAATAGGCGTATTTTTTTTGTCAATTTTAAAGGTTTTATATATATGAACCTTGAACTAAAAAAGTTTGACATGAAAATGATTAGTTTTAAACCAAACCAAGCGGAAGGTCCCGTAACCGTTTTTATTGGCAGACGCGGGGTCGGAAAAAGTTTCCTTGTCAGGGACCTGCTCTATTATCATCAGGATATTCCGATTGGAACGGTTGTTGCGGGCACGGAGGAGGGAAACGGGTTTTATGGCAAGTTGGTGCCCAAATTGTTTATCCACAATGAATACAACACCGCTATCATAGAGAACATTCTAAAACGACAACGACAAGTTATGAAACAAGTTAAAAAAGAAATGGAAGCATACAAACGAAGCAATATTGACCCTCGCGCATTTGTTATTTTGGATGACTGTCTGTATGACGCAACATGGACGAGGGACAAAATGATGCGTTTAATCTTCATGAACGGGAGACACTGGAAGCTCATGTTAATCATCACAATGCAATATCCATTGGGAATTCCGCCCACAATGCGGACCAACATTGACTTTGTTTTTATATTGCGAGAACCATATATTGCGAATCGGAAGCGTATTTATGAGAATTATGCGGGTATGTTTCCTACTTTTGAGTCGTTTAGTCAAGTGATGGACCAGTGCACCGAGAATTATGAGTGTTTAGTCATTAATAATAACGCAAAATCGAACAAATTACAGGACCAAGTGTTCTGGTATAAGGCGGAAAACCACGGCGACTTTAAATTAGGGTCAAAAGAGTTCTGGGAATTGTCGAAAGGCATCGGTTCAGACGACGAAGATGAGCAATATGACCCGAATAATGTGAAAAAGAAGGGACAAGGACCGAAAATAAGCGTGAAAAAGACAAAATGGTAGTTATTATTGCTTTTGTTTCAACAATCTTGCTTATGGATATCCATAAGCAAGTTTAATATAATGCACTTGCTTGAGCAAATTCTTCTGACACAAAACATTGCTTTTGTTAGAACAAAAGCGATTATCAATAATGATAATCGCTTTTATACTTATAGTCTTGCTTTACTATTTGCTTTACTATATAGTAAAGCAAGACTTCATAACGGCATTTAACAAACTGCTCTCTCGGTTGAGAAAGCGGTTAATCCGCTTTTTACACAACCGCTTATATATATAAAAACGGTTATTACAACTTAAAGATTACATCAATATTAATATATAAAATGCAAGAAACTCTTAACATCGTTGAATTAATTGAAAACAACCCAATCACTCGCCTATCATCCACATACAACAGTAAATTATTAATTAAGATTAAAGAATCTTTTACTGGGTTCGAACAACAATTGTTTATTAGTAGTTTTTATTGTTATTTAAATTATGATAAGACACGAGATTTTGTAGTTGATTTAAATAATGTATGGAAATGGTTAGGGTTTAATCAAAAATATAATGCAGAAAGAATTTTGGAATCAAATTTTCAATCAGGTATAGATTATAAAAAAAGCGCTCCTCATTTTGGAGGAGCGCTTTTAAAAGACGATAATATTAAACAAAACGGAGGTCAAAATAAGCAAATTGTTATGATGACAATAAAGTGTTTCAAGTCGTTATGCTTAAAGGCACAAACAAAAAAAGCAACAGAAATTCACGACTATTATTTGAAATTGGAGGAGGTTTTACTTGATATTGCAGATGAAGAAGCTGTTGGATTTCGTCAACAAATAAGATTACAAGGACAACAATTGCAATTAAAGGATACGCAACTAGAAGACCAAACTAAACAACTTCAACAAAAAGACAAAGAAACAATAAAACTGATAAAAGACTCAAAACGTTCTATCGAACAAGCAACCATCGTCCAGTTTCCAGAACATACAGAATGCATTTATTTTGGAACCATTGAAAATACAAATGATGCACAAGAAAAATTAATTAAGTTCGGTCATACAAACAATTTGGCGACCCGCATATTAGACCATCGTAAGACGTATGAAGACTTTACACTTGTATCCGCATTCAAGGTTCATAATAAAGTAGAAATTGAAAATCTCATCAAATCACACACAAAAATCAAACGCCAAATTCGTAGCATTGAAGTTTCTGGGAAAGCGAAGACAGAAATAATTGCGTATGATGATGATTTTACTATTGTTAGATTAACAAAAATCATAACTGATATTATCCATACAAAAATGTATAGCATTGAAAACTACGACCGGATAATGAGAGAGAACTGTGCATTGCAAGACAAAGTGCAACAATTAGAAGAAAATTGTGAATCAAAAGACCAACAAATCACAAATCTAACACTGGAGAATGAAAGATTGAAAGAATGCGTTGAAAAACAGAAAATCACCCTCGTCGCGGTTGAAATTGAGAACCAGACTGTATATCAAAACGAGTTAATTCAAGAGGATGAAATGACGGACAAGTTCAACGAATTCATTGCAACTATGTGCACCGTTAGGCAAGATGTGGAAGAATCATCTGTTAATATGGAAGGTCAGTTAAGAATCTGGTTAAAAACAAAACCAAAGAAAGAAACGTTTCATGCATTTAAACATTATTTGGACACCCGGTTTAAACCGGCAAGGCTCGCCAAACAAACGGAGGGGCACGTGGTTCATGGATATATTGGCGTCAAATTAAACCCAATCGAGTATGTCAAAAAGCACATCAACAATGATGTCGAGATATTTTTATTTCATGTGTGTCGTCGGAACCATGTATTTAGGTAGATTTTTATGACAAAGAGCGATCAGACGAGTTTTCAAAACATTGTTATC